ACCGGTAAAGCTAACAGTAGATGCAAAATTAAGAATATCATTGCGGAGAGTATCAATATTGCCGTGTAGACTGCCATTGATAAGAATATAATCAGCACCAAGCTGATCAAGCATAGCGCGAGCCACAGTGGTTTTACCAACACCAGCACGACCAGTAAGCAAAAGATTAGGAACAGTATCATCATTAACAAATTGTTGGAATACCGTCTTAAGATGATGAGGAAGAATTGTATCCGCAATTGTATGTGGGCGGTATTTCTCCACCCAAAGAAAATCTTCTCTCATATAGTTTAATTACTGAAGGTTGAATGATTTGAATCCGCCATTATCCAATATTCTACATCGCTTCCTTTAAAGTGTGAGATATTCTTTGATGAAATCTCTACATCATAGTCACCAGGCAAGATCTTAATGTTTTCTGCTTTGAAAGCAAACTTGAATGTGTGATTGCTCATACCAACATCAATCTTAAAAGTGTCGCTGGTTGGGTCTGATGGTTTGCCAACACCAATTGTTACATTCTCTCCATCCCCTTCAACAATAATATGTGTTGACTGCAATGCACCTAAAGCTCTCATTGCTGATTGCAAGTTTTCTGCTGTCAGCTTGAAAGCAATCTCCGGCTCTGATACATTTGGTGTCTTCGAAGGAGGAGCAACAATCAGTTCAGGATCAGCAAATGTATATGCTACTTTTTGACGTCCCTGACTAATCAATACCTTTGTATCATCATATTCAATTTCAGGCTCATTGAATAATGATAGTACTCCGAGAAATCGTGACAAATCGAAGATGGCAAACTCTTTAGGAAAGCTCTCTCCGATTGTTGTTCTTGCTAAAATGTTTCTCTGTGGCCCGATAGTAGTTTGTACGCTACCTTCGCGAAACAGCATCGATGGATTAATCATAGCAAAGTTTTTCAGTATCTGCATCGTGCGGTTTTCAAGTTTCATTTTACTTTTCCTTTTTTCTCAACATACCAGCATCAGCAGTTGCTGGTGCACCAATAGCAGCAAGATCTGCTAAGCTACCACCGAAGATATAACTACCAACGTGATTCATACTCATCCAAGGACACAACCAAACTTTCATATTAGCTTTGTCGACATTATAACAGAACATATAGTCCTCTGATAGATAGCGCTTGCTTACTGGATCAATGATACAATCGAAGTATGCGTGAATCTCTCGTGAACCATCGAACGCCTCTGTACGAACGTGGTCAGGTTTGTATGACAGCTCAGGGAACTTTTCTTTATACTTGTCAAATGTTTTACGACGAATCATCATAAAGCCAGTACCCATTTCCATCACCTCAACAGGCTGTCCAATAGGAATCTCTTTCATCCCACCTTTAGGATTAAAAACATAGTCGCCGACAAACTTTTCCAGCTTACCAGGATCTTCGTCAGCAAATCCTTTATCAACAGCAATTTTAATCTTTTCCCAGCTAATACACTTCTTAGGATATGGACCACCAATAACATCATAATCACTTTCCTCTGTCTGCAAGGCAAGTAAAGCAATAACGTCTTGAGGATTGAAACCAATGTCACTATCGATAAACATTAGGTGTGTCGCATCGCTGCGTAGAAACTCGTCTACGCAATAGTTACGTGCACGTGTGATCAATGATTCGTTAAACAAGTAATACAATTGCAACGGGATCTGATACTTGGCGCAGATTGCAGCAAGGTCAGCAACAGAGCGAGCGTACATACCTGCGCACTGGCCACCATACATTGGAGTAGCGAGGAACAGCTTCTTTGTCTGCAACTCGGATATGGGTACTTTAATTTCAAAAGTCATATTAGTCTTTCTTTTTTGTTGTGCCAAATGGTCGGCCGGGTTTACGTTTTTCTGGTTCTGGTGGCTTCTCAACAGCCAATTCCTCTGATATAGGAATACCTAGCTGCTTAAGAGCTTGCTGTTGGGCATATGCTTCTTGTTGGTATTTCAAATCGTGCTGTTTGTTTTTCCCATACGATCCATCGTAGCTATGCAATGCTTCAGCATTGAACGATAGGTACTGACCAATCCGGGTACCTCTTTGAATACGCATCGGTCCACACGTAACGTGCATTACACCAGCCATCACACCGTCATATCCTGTATCATATAGACCAGATGTGAGGAATACACCGTTACGGTTGAGAGTAGACCGTGTAATGACCCAACCAGCCTCACCCTCTCCGACTACAATCATGTTCTCCATAACGACCTCATAGTGGCCTTCAGGAAGATTGAAGTATCCCAATGGATCAGGTTTCATTTCATAAGATCCACGATGGACCTTTTCTTTCTCGTCAATCTTGAATGTAGATTGAGACATCTTAAATACTTTACCTAATCTTAAATCAACTGCATTAGGTTGCACATCACCTTCTTTAACATTCGTCAGAGATGAACGACTATTAGGTCCCATAATATGTTTCATTGCCACTCCTTCATTATACTATCCATAACATATCTAACTCTTTGCTTTAGATAATCCATATCACCATCATTCATAAGCACCTTATCAACTAAGTGATCATCAAAAGCTCTTTCTGTAATATGACCATCATACTGGTATTGAGGTCTGATTATTTTAATGATCTTTGCACCAAGGCCTTTGAGTACACTATATTCATTATCAAAACGTAGATCCGTTACAACCCACAAATCAGAAGGTAGGTGTCTGATCTCATTGACAACATAATTAGTGAACTGCTTCTCATCATATCGACGCATCAACATACCAATTTCACGAACTATATGTCTTCCCGCAACAACACGAGAAACAGACTCATCAATATTGAAGTAAGATGATGTCCGTTTAAAAGCATCATACTGATCATTGTCTGTCGAGTCCAAATCAAAGATATGCTGTACTTCCTTTTTAATAGGATCAGCAAATGCAATCGTATGTACGTTGTACTTGAAATACATTTCTTTAATCAACTGACCAACAGTATCCTTACCGGATCCCTTTGGTCCAGTAAGAGCAATAATCTTTAAACTCATTTCTTCCTACTTAGAGCATCGATATAGTTAATGTTGCTAAACACATTGGCTATATTATGCGGCTGCAAGTGAGAAAAGTCAACTTCTTTTTCAAATTTACCATTCATCAAACCAGTAGGCGAGTCATCAAACAATACATCGTTGATACCAGCCCATACTGCAGCACTCGAATCCCATGAGAAGATATACCTGTGGTATTCACGTAACAGGTCAATCTCTTTAGGACCATCAACCATTCCCAAGCAATGAAAACGCTTATCAGCCAAAGGACCAAGTAGGTTACGTTTTTCGAGCTCTCTAAAGATATTCAAACGAGACAGATAACGTTGCATCTTGTATGCATCACTACGCTTGCCACCTTCAAATGTTGACTCGTCAACACCGCATGCAATAGGTGCACCAAGAATTGATAACCCAATTATATCAATCGATTCGTGATTCAATCCCCACTCAATGCAATTGATATAGTCACTCATATCACCAAGATTACTTTGCGGAACAAAGAATGTATCAAACCCTGCAGCTTTAAATTCAGGAATCAACCTCTTAGCTGCATCTGTTGTACGTTGAGAGTGTTGCTTGGGATAGTCAGATAGAACAATACAATCTGCCTTACATGCAGTGCCCATCTCAATCAGCTTATCCGATTCATACATATCGCGACCGAGCTTAAACATCTCAAAAGCACTGTTGTCCATAATCTTATACTTACCGTCATCAAGATTAGCATAGTATTCACAGTACTCTGGATCTTCTTCAACAAGATGAGCCAACAGCAAGTGAGCACCATTCGTATTGGTATATCTTTGTAGATAGGGTGTGGGGGAGATATGACAAAAATTAAGCATTATAAATTCTCCAACTAATTTCATCTTTCATAGGGAAGTACATACGACATCCATTCTCACCGTCTTCGGATACTTCAATCACATAATCGCGGCCAGGCCACTTTTCAATTACTTTACTGTAAAGATCCTTTGACATCATTTCACACGACTTATAGTCCAAAGAAAGTGTGCCATCTTTATACCAGCTCTCAAGCCAACGTTTGAACTGAATAAACTCAACATCCCTGTCATCATGAAACACTTCCATCTCTACACGAAAATGGAAAATATGCCTGTGTGGTGTCCCGAGGAAGCTGACATCTAACCAGTCACCCGTGGCAAGCGTTGGATCAGTAGCAGCTGCAGGGTACCTGTGAATACCTTCTTTCTGAAACGTCACCCAAATAAAACTTTTACTTTCCATTAAATAGCTCCCAATGATTTGAAGTAAACCTGAACGAGGCGGTTATCCTAACTCTATCTGTCTCGTTCACAACCGCATGTAGTATATCATATCTGACAGCGGTTGGCAAGTTAATTTTAATTCTATGTGTTTCCACAACATCGCTGTACTTGTACTTTTTGTATGGGCAACCATTAGGTAATTTTAAAATCTCAGGTGTGGCATCATTCTTTTCCTCAAAGAATGCTGTAAATGTTTCTTCGCAGTTGAATACAGGCCAGTTGATTGCAATCTTTTGATCTGGATTAGGCATTACGTCAGTATGAGGAAAGTTGGGAGCAACACTTACTGGCAACGCCCTTATAACAGCCATTGAATAGAAGTCTATCAAGTTATGACGAACGAATAAATCCTTCAGGCTAGGTATTGCTTCATACACACGTGCAGCACTTATCGGATTAAAGAATGTACCCCTTTCAATAAGCCCTGTCGATTTAATAAACCGTTGAAGTTCTTTTGTATAAACATCCCACGGCTCATCCCAATCTAAATGATTGAATGGTTTCATTTCATACGCGCCGAGTTTAAGAACTCGCGACGCAGCTCAGAGTCGATAGTCGCAAATGCACCACGCGTAGCCAATGTCATTGTAGATGATGTAACGTCTTGGATTCCTCGCGATTTAACACAATAGTGGACTCCTTCGATGTATACAGCAACATCCTCAGAGCCAGTAATAAACATAATTGTTTCTGCAATCTGCTCAGTCAAACGTTCTTGCACTTGAGGACGCTTAGAGAAGAATTGAACAATACGATTCAACTTAGACAAACCAAGAATGGTCTTCTTGGGAATATATGCAACAGTAGCTCTACCATCAATCACCACAAAGTGGTGCTCACAATTAGACTGAACATTAATGTTACGCTCAAGAACAAAACTGTTGTTCTCTCCCATCTTGTTTTCAATTTTTGTGCACTTAGGAAAATTATCATAGTTTAAACCAAGAAAGATTTCACGGGTGTACATTTTAGCAACACGGTTGGGGGTGTCTATCAACGAGTCATCGGTAAGATCCAATCCTAACTCTTCCATAATTGCAGTGAAGTGCTTTGCAATATTTTTAATCTTTTTTTCTTCTTTTGCCTGCACTTGCTCATAGTTCATAGGTGTCTCAAGTCCTACACTAACCAAATGCTCATGTACCTGTTGTCCTAGTGCTGCGTCTGTTTTTTCCATTTTGATCCTCGTTTAAAAATGTAAGCCTGGATAGGCATTTACGATTTGTGATTTGTGTATCATTTCGTTAATGAAATGTCTAACCTTATCTCTGTGCTTATAGCTTGAAAATGATTTATATCGTCCTTCGCGATAATACACACTTTCTTCATAGAAGTCAATTTCTTTATTGAATTTTTTACAATAATTGAACATACAAACAGCTTGATAGACATGCGTCTTAATATAGATACAAAGTATATCAAAGGGGGTATCCATTTGTATCAAAAGATTAGCAAAAGAAAGTAACCATTGTTTTTGATTTTTTCTTGCTACGAAGTAATCTGCTTTCTCGTATATCCAATGTGAGTTAGTACCATTGACAAGGACTACAATATCCTTTGAATAAATTTTGTGCAGGTTATCAAAGAAACTATCCATAGTAAACATTGGTTGGTTACCAAGTTCGTGTATGGTGTTTTTCCAATTATTACCTGCCAAGTTGAAAGGCTCAATATAAAGAGGCATCAACTCATTGATAAATGTTGCATTGTGTAGCCTTGCAATGTCTTGTGCAAATATTGTACCACCAGAGCGAGGGGTTGCACATACTATCATTTTTTTGCGGGCTTCGGAGGAAAGTTAGGAAATGTGCCCCATGGCTGTCTCAATTCATCAGACACATCATCAGGCCCACCGATATCAACCCACATTTTAGATATAACTCTTGTGGAGTTACCGTTAACAATAACATAACGAACCAAGTATTCTTCATAATCGTAGGTACCATCAGGTACCCACTTAAATTGCTGAAACGTTGTCACTCTATGCCCAAATCTTTTCTAATCTTTGTGGCACTAATATCAGTGACACTTTTATCAAAGCTTTCCTGTTCAATCTTGTACCCAACATCACGTCCATATGTAATATTAACAATGTTTGGAACAACTTGAATAATGTACTGTCCCTGATAAAGAGGGTCAAGATCTCTCCTAATAAAGGCCTCGACCTTTGCAATCTCAAATGGATTGCTATTTTGCCATCCCTGACAATCACGAATTTGAATGACTACCTGACCAGTCTTTGCTATTGCTCTTTCAAACAACGCCCTATGACCCTCATGCCATGGCTGCCAACGACCGAGCATTTGAACAGTTTCTTTTTGCCAGTTGAATGAGGGTCGTCTACGATTATCAATAAGATGATCGGAAATAAACATGGACCATTTTACAGAATCTTGTTCATTGATTCTGAAATCATACACCACGGGTTCAATGAACGCTTTGTTAGTATCAGCGTAGCGTCCTTCACGAATAGTATCAACCCAAATGATCCAATCAGCCTTGTAGATGTTTCGCATCTCAACTAATGGAGCAACGAAGTCAGCAATAACAAAATCGTAATGCTGAAACCTGTCAGCCATCTCACGCATTCGTTTTGCTTGCCTGATGCGCCCGGCCTCTGAGAAGTCCCAATCGTTGTATTCTTCTCGTACTTTATCAGCATTAAGCCAGCCGACTATCTTACCTGCTGACTCTAATTGTTTCTTTAAGTCCAATGCCAGAGTCGTTTTACCCGACCCTGGCAAACCCATGATAAGGATACGTTGCATTGTTATACAGCTTCCGTTGGTTTATTAAGTTTATTTTGCAAATGATTTAGTAGCAGACCGTAAGCTGGGAGAATAACTACCAAGCTGACAAGGATTTTACTAATGCTGTTGTTTGTTGCAACAATGTGCCAGTTAGCGGCCATGAATTCGTTTGCGCCATATGCAAATGCTGTAAAGAAGAAAACGTAAGTATCAATAAACGTAGATGCTACCGCACTAATTGTTGGTGCATACCACCACGTCGAATACTTCTCTCTGATATACTGGAATACATACACATCGAGTAAGTTACTAATGAAATATGCCATACCAGAACCAAGACCAATTCTGAATGCAACTGAGTCCGGTGCGCCACCTAACTTAACAACAACCATTGATACAATGATAGCTGGAAGGAAAGCCAATGCAATTACAGCTCGCCCTGTTTCCTTACCTAATAACCTTACAGTCAAATCAGTAAGAACAACTACAAGTGGAAATGTAAAAGCAGCCCATGCAAGCGGTGCTCCAAATACACTAAACTTAAATTGTACAATATAATTGCTAACAGCAATAATTAAAACATGAGCAAGCATCAACTTAAAAGCTAACGCACGATCTACACCATTTAAAATTTTATCTAACATTATTAAACTCCTTCAAATAAATCTTCATTCCACTCACGATGGCCTTCACGGAAAGCCATATTGGATTGGGTCTCGCGCACTTCAACACGGAAGCACCATAGTCGTTCAGCCTCACTAGGACCCCAATGGTCGGGAATATAAACACCATTGACAAACTTATACAATTGATCTGCAAGACCTTCACATCCCAATTTAGGGAGGATTGTCAACTTTGCAAGCTTCCGACGCTCAAGCTCTTTGTATATTTCAAGCTCAGGATCATCTTCTGCGACTAGCAACGTATGATCAAATTGATCTTCAAGTATACCCTTAAGATCTTTGAGGCCACCATAATCTGCCGCCCAATTACGAACGTCCAGATTATCTGTTCCAAAATAAAACTTCATAGAGAAGCTGTATCCATGAATCAAGTTGCAATGACTATCCGCCCTCCATTGACGATACGCACAAGGAAAAGAGTCGTGATACTCCTTCGTTGAAACATATTTGTACTGGCGAGCTGAGCGCCAAGGATGTGTTTTGTATTCGTCTTCTGTATTCATTTTAAGTACCCATTGTGTTACCCCAGATGTGGACGTGCACTCGTGAGGTATAGTTGTAACCACGCTTAAATGCCTCTGTGGCAATATGCGCTTCGCCGATATAACCAGCTTCGGTTCCTTTTTGAGCCTCAAGTGTTGCACCAACACCCATCACCCACACAGGATATGTCACGCCTGCTTCACGGAACTTAGCTAAAGTTAATTCTAGCTCTTTCCATGATTCTACTTTCCCGTTAACGACAAACTTCAATTGACCGTTAGGGGATAAATTCTCATAACTCTTTACTACCTGAGGACAGATAGCATCTTCTGGCTTTTCACCTGATGTTGTAAAAAGTTTAGGTGATACAGAGAAGAACACTTCTCCTGGATACGCTACACCAAAGTAATTAGCAAACTCTGGTGTTATCGCTTGGGTACCATTTGTTTCCCATGTCATATACAAAGGAAAGTCACCTTCTGTTGCAAAATGATCTATAATATCTATAGCAGCAAGTTGAGCGTGCTTCATCATTGGCTCTCCACCAGTGAAACACATATGCTGCATAGTACCATCAGGCTTATTAAAGTTACCCTCTGGATTTGTAGGGTGATACATTGACTGACGAATACGGTCACACACCTCTTCTGCTGTATGCTTATGCTGAAGATGCTTAAACTTAGCAGACCAAGAATAGGAAGAATCACATCCATACTTCCATACAGGAAGATCTTCTAGTTTCTTTATATCTTCTATCTTGATTTCTTTATACGGAAGAACATATGTGGATGGGTCAGTAGGATCCTTCTGACCAAACCCGTCACATTGAAGATTGCACAGAAAGAATCTTAACCATGCTGTGGGACGTCCTGTATAATGACCCTCACCTTGAATAGAGTGAAAGATTTCGCTGTATGCAATTTTAGACATTCTTCATTCTCAACTGTTCATTAATCTTGAGTACACTATCCCAGAAACCTCGGTTTGGTCCAACAGTGTTCAAACATCTTAGATCTTTTGGTAAACAATGTCCACCAAATCCAAACCCGTGTTCACCCGGAACTTGTAAATGACCAGGACCAACACGAACATCAGCAGCAACACCTTGACGAACTTTCTCATAATCAGCACCGTAGTAATTGCATGTCTCGTACATGATATTTGCATATACCACCTTCATTGCTAGACCAGCATTCTGGTGCAACTTGATAAGAGCACTCTCTTCAAGTGTAACAAAATGGAGTTGATCAGATGTACCATAACCGTGACTGATCAACCAGTTACCAAACGGAGCTGTCAATTCTTTATCACCACCTAACACTAGGATCCAAGGTGTATCAAGATAATTATCATCTCCCTGTTTCATAAACTCGGGGAAGTGAATCATTTTTAATTTGGGGAATTGATTCTTCCACGTAGAAAGGAATACAGGAGATACCGTACAACGGATAGCTACCGTGCCTGCAAAGTTGTCTTCTGCTAAAGTAGATAAGCAACTATAGATTGCCTCGTGATCAAATGGTCCACTCTCTAAAGACGATACACAAATAAAAGCAATATTGTATTTGCTAAAATTATTAACAACATATCCTTTGAAAGGATCATGGAAATCGGCTTCTGTCTTCAATGTAAGATCAGTTGCCATACCGACCTTACCTCTACCAAATATAACTACACTCATACTGTATCCTTTTGATCTCGCTTCAATTGTCTTTCTGTTTGTTTCTTCTTACGTATGGCACGCTCTACATGCATCTTGTTAGCCTTCTGAGTATACATTATTCCATTCAAATGGTCAAGCTCATGGAGAAAATATCGAGCTGTCAGTCCATCAAACGTTTCCGTTTTAACGTTTCCGTTAGGCTCAACATAACGAACTTTTATCTTTTTTGCTCTTTTAACAGGAACAACCAAGTGAGCAAAGGTCATACACATTTCATCAAGTAGTAGTTCTTCGCTTGATACATCAACGACGCGCGGGTTAAAACATACTATACCAGGTTGGGCTCTCAATGCAAACACTCTATAGGGCAACCCTACCTGAGGTGCAGATAACCCCAAATACTTTGTTGACATCAGGGTCTCGTAAAGATCTTTTGCTAGTTGAACAGGATCTGTAGGAGGATCACTAAAATTAAACTGCTCAGTCACCTGATTGAGGATTGGACTGTCCGGTCTTACATGCTTAAGAATCATAATGTAACCATTCTACTAAAGTTCTTTTGTTTCTCAAATTTCAATACGCGTTCAAATTTGTCCAAGTACACATCGGTCTTATGTGATATAACAAACACGTTATTACCTTCTGTAATTGTTTGTAAGATCTTTAAAAGCTCTTCGTTGCCTTGCGAGTCCAATGAGCCGTCAAATACTTCATCCAAGATTAGCAAATTGGTACTTGCACTGTTACGAAGCTTTGCTATAGATCGCCATGTAAACAACAACGCAAGATCTATACGTGACTTTTCACCCTCACTAAAAGACGCGTAACTAAACTCGTCTCTAAACCGCGACTTGATTGTTTCTTCAAAGTTTTCATTCAGTTCAAAGTTAACAAAGAAATCCATTGCAGCCAAATACTTATTAATCAATTTGTTGATTACAGGTATATATTGGCGAATTATTTTTGTTTTTATTCCTGCATCCTTGAGAAGGACACTTGCAACATCAAAAATCTGTCTGTCTTCGACCAATTGCTTTAAAGTATCATTCAAGACACTTAAACTTACTTTAAGCTCCTTCAATCGATCCTTATTAGTATCTACTTTTGTTGCTTGTACGATATTGTCTAATTCAGACTCAATGTTGCTAATAAAGTTAGTCCATGCGTTGGATTGTACTTGGTTAGTATTAACTTGTTGTTGCTTTGAGGTGATCAACTCTAACGTTGATGTGATCTCTGTAAGTCTTTGATTTAAACGTACGATCTCTTCTGTTAACTTTACCTTACCCTCTTCAATTTCTGCAAGCTGTTGACTGGCACGCTCGACGACAGTAGTTTTATGATCGCCTGATATTCCTTGTCTGCATGTTGGGCAATCATGGTTGTTTGCAAAGAACTCTGCGTCCTTTTCTATCAATGCTGCTCTTACATTAATCTGTCTTGCGAGATGTGTCACCTTTTCATATCTAGATTGCACTTTTGGTTGATCAGCTATCGTTGTATTTAAATCTGTTATTTCTTGTAACAATAATGAAGTGCTTGCATTGACATCATGCACCATCTTTGTATAGAAAGAAATTTGTTCTGTCTTTTGCTTAACAACACTCTCTTGGCTTTGCTGTATTTCATTAAGATGAGAATTTTCCATCTCAATCTTTTCCTCAACACCTTGTATCTTATATGTGACATCGATGATATCATTTTTATTTTGAGCTACCTTTTCTTTTAACAACGTGTTCATTGTTGTAAAGATTTGAATGTCTAATAAATCCTCAATTACCTCTCTTCGTGTTGCTGCAGCAAGTTGCATGAAAGGAATAAACGAAGCACTACCAAGTACAACTATTTGAGAGAAGGATTTGTGATTTATTTTTAGGATTTGCTTGTCAAGTACATCTTGGTAGTCAGACGCTGCAGCGTCCGCATTAATTAATGCTCCGTCCATGTAAATCTCAAACACCGTTGGCTTTGAGCCACGCTTAACCAGATAGTTTTTATTGCCAACAGCAAACTCACACTCAACCAACAATCCTTTATTATTGATTGAATTGATCAACTGACCTTTGTTTACTTTACGAAAAGGCTTGCCAAATAGAGCAAACGATAAAGCGTCGAGAATAGTTGATTTACCTGCCCCGTTCTCACCCACAATAAGATTATTGTTATGTGTATTGAGTGATACTTCTGTAAATATATTACCAGTACTTAATAGATTTTTCCAACGTAGCGTTTTGAATACGATCAATTATTACTCCACGCTCATTGCTTCTTCATATAATGATAGCATCAAGGTTTCTAATTTCTTCTTACCGACTATGTCCATTTGGTTGACGTACTTGGTAAGGATGGTTCTTGTGTCCTCGGCTTCACTGATAATGTCACTATCATCAGTACTATCCATATGAAAATGATCATCAACAACTTGTACATTGTACACACCAGCTTTTTCAAGTTTATCTACAAACATATCGAAACAATATGGGTTAGTTTTATTTCTTACAATTAACTTTACAAATGTTTCACTATACACATTAAAATCTATGTTGACAACTTCACTTATTTGTTTGTCGGTATCATCGTAGTGTAATTTGTGAAAGATGTTATAAGGATTAGGAACAAATGTTAGCTCACGTGTATCTGTATCAAATACATGGAAACCTTTTTGGTCTCCATAATCAGACCATGTCATTTCGTATGGTGTTCCGAGATAGTGAATGTTGCCAACTTTTGATTGGTGGTGGAAGTGACCAGACCACACCGATTCAAAGTTACTGAATACATCTTTTGTTGTACCACCTTGATGTATAGCACCTTTATACATCTCAAACCCATCAATCTCTAAATGACCAATCACATGAGTTGCTTTCGTGTTTACGATTGCATCTCTAATTTGTTGGTCGTTATCCTCACACCACCACGGTACCAGTAAAAAGGTAACTCCCCCAAGCTCCGTCTCCCACGGTGAGCTAATAGCACGAATTGAATCATACTCTCGAAGCAAGAGGTCGGGGGAGTTTACATTATTGGTGTTCTTGAAGTATGTGTCGTGATTACCAACTAAAGCAATTGTGTTGTATGCATTTGCTCTATCAAAAAAATACTTACGACTTTGTTGGAGTGAGTTAAAGTTGATATACTTTCGTCTATCAAATACATCACCCAACTGAATAATGTGAGTAACTTCGTTTTGTTCTAAGTATGGAAAGAATATATCATTATAAAATTTAGCAAAGAATTTATGGAAGTGCGGACTATCGTTCCGTGCTCCAAAATGTGTATCACCTAGTAAGCATACTTTCATTATCATCCTCTATAAAAGCCTCAACACCTTTTTTACGCTTAACTTTTTTCTTGTCAATATTTTCTTCAAATGCTTTGATAAAGTCTGAAATGTTTTCTGTATCAAACTCCATTGCATTTACATTGAACTCTCCATCCTCTCCTTGCTGAACAAGTTCATTGAATAACATACTGTGTTCAGACGTCTTATGTTTTATATAGACTTGCTTCTTCTCTTTTTGAATGCGACGAAGAAAAGCGTAGTATATAATCTGAGTAAAATAAGCAAATGGATTATCGGATTTAGCAGGATCAAAATTGTCGAAATAGCTGATACAGTTTTCAATTCCATCACTTATCATTTCATCACGGTAGGAGTAGTTTATAAAGTTAGGCTTGGTAGCTAGCCGCTGAGCAATGAGAAGAATACACTCACCGACATAATTAGGTATCTGTGGCTTATCGGTACCATCTTCTTTAGCTTGCTTTACACTGGCTTTATAATCAAGTATCGTAGCATATAGCTGTTTGTTATCAACGTAATTTGCCATATTAGTTAACCGGTGTATCGTCAGTAGGCATCATTTCAAGAATCCTTTTCATTTGTTGTTCCTTGTTCGTACTTTCAGAATCTATAAGTGACTCAAATTCTGCATCAATCTGCTTTTCAAGTTCATCAAAATAATAATCCACCACAGTGTAGTAATAATTGGCAAACGAGTCTCTCGCTTCAACATTGTTAATAATATCCGAACGATTAAAAACAATTACATCACTCTTTGAAAACATTACATATCTTACAAAAGATACGGATGGAGTAGCACCGACAAAATACCGATAATTGATTTGCAAAGGCTTTGACAATGAAATGATATCCTTGTATGAATCAACAAGTTCACCAACTATCTCTATTCCGTTATTGAGCTTTATTATAGTGATCATTAAAATCCTTATAGCGTAATAGTGTAAATTTTATATTCAAACTTTTCTTGGTTGTACATTTGGACGCGTTCTGAAAAATGACGGATAGTGTGGTTCTGAAAAGACTTCCATGATATATCATCAGCTATATCGTAAAGCACTGCATGCGTCTTTTCTTCACTTGTCCTCAAACCTCTACCAATCGATTGAAGAACTCTGATACGAGACTTACTAGGACTTCCAAATATAACATTATGCAAGTTAGGAATATTGATACCTGTTGAAAACGTCTTATAAGATGCAACAACGGCAGCATTATTACTCTTCTCAACTAACTTACGAATTTCTTCCCTCTCTTCACCCTCTACCTTACCATAGACAAGATAGACTTCTCTATCTGGATCGTATGCTTTAATCATGTCGTATAGCATTTTACCATGCTGCACATAATTAAACAACAGTAATGTGTTAGTATTCAACGAATTAGTAAGATTACTAATGAATTTATTTCTTGCCCCATTTAAGATAAGATGATTGAGCTCGTCTGGATATGATGGCTTTGTCTTAGCAAACAACTTACGTGTATCCTCATTGTAACTGAGAACAAGTGATTTAATCCTAAGAGATGCAACTGTACCCTGCTCCATCAACTCAGAGGTAGTTGTTACTTGCTTAACTGCTCCAAACAACCCTTCGAGTACCAACTTATTTGTATTGGTACCATCAAGTGTACCTGTAAAGCCAAACCTATACTCACACTTTGTCATCTTTTCCATGATATCAACAAGACTCTTTGCTTTAAATTGGTGTGCCTCATCACCAATAACAACGCCATATGTGTCAAACCAATTACTGGGGAGCTTGTATACACTCTGCCATGTTGTTACGACAAAGAATGCTGTATCTGTTACTTTTTCCTGACCTGCATATATCTTATGAATTAGTTCGGGTGGACAACCATAATCAACAAAGTCTGATGCCATCTGATGAACAAGACTTGTAGTGGGAACAACTATCAAAATCTTTTTTGAAACAAAGTATGTGGCAAGTAGGTAGATGATTAACGACTTACCTGATGCTGTCGGTGAGAGAAGGACGGTACGCTTCCTTCTGACAGCATGTACAAAAGCATCTAATTGATAATCACGAACCTCAAACGGTAGATCAATATTTTTAATAAACTGTTTCGCTTCAACGATAGAAAAGCTTCTCTCACTAAAGTCTTCCACATTATCATACTCGAGATTGTATTCGCGTTCTTTTGCAAACAATTTAACTTGATCTATCAAACCAGCATACAGCGTACCACGCATCAAATGGAAAAGACGGATCTTGCCATCCCACAATTTATTTTTGTATGCTGGCGAAAACTTTGCACCAGGAACATTAAATGTGAAGTACTCGCTCAACTCATATGCTATACTGCTGTCACAATGAAGCTTTAAGTGAACATTATTAAATTTAGTTACACGGATTGTATCCGTCATCCACCTACCTTAAATCTTTCCCAGTCGATTGCATTCTTTATCAGAAACCCTCGATTGGTTATTGTCTTAATTGCTGACTCGAGAAAAGAAGCTTTCTGCTTTTGTATATCTATCTTTGCTTGAATACGCTGTAAATCTTCATCAGAGTCAATGTAGATTGAGAGATCTTGTTTTAAGATTCTCAGCGGATTGGGATCCCATCCTTTTTTGGCAAGCGTCTCTTGATCGAGAACTCCCATGTAGTACTCATACTTTAAACGATACAAAGACTTGTACTCTTGCTCAAAAGCTTTTAATTGTAGTACTTCTTGAACGTATAGTTTATAATACTTGTGATGCAGTAAAGGGGTCTTTAAACTCTCCGCACCCAATTCACTGCCAACCAGTTGCGAGTCTTGTGCCCACAAATCCATAATATCATCAAATTTCATATCACCCCAAAGCTTTTATATCAAACCTTCTATTAGCAAAAGATACAGTAGCAGTAGCGTACTGAACATCCACAGATGTACTATCAAACTCTATGGATGAAAGGTCAACAGGAAAGCAATCATAAAAAGTTATTTCTAGGTTTGGGTTCATGGCACTTGATAAAACCACAAGCGTAATGTCTGAATAAATTCCGTCACCTGTTGTTACCCCTGCCCCAGCAATGTTACCATACTGTGCAAAGTTATCAGGAAAGCCAATACCCTTCAACCAATCATAGAGCTCGATATAATTTTTCATATCTTCGTCTATCTTGAATGTTGCTTGGAGATACCCATAAGTTAGCTTTGTACCAGGCAGAGGAATCTTGGAGAACGGTGTTTCTACATCAGCTGTACCTAATGATACCTGAGGAATATTTACACTCTGTACAAAGTAATTAACTGTTGGTGTTTTCTTAATCTGGAGTTTGAAGCCAAGAGGAGAAAGAAAACTTTGATTGATTGGTTGATTGTCTAATACACTCATTTGTCACTCCTGTTTCCTATTTATCCAATAAAAAAAGGCCCTCCGAAGAGAGCCTTTTAAAGAAACATACTGTCTTGTTATTATTATTACAGTAGGTTTGTAACCAAAGTACGACGGTAGTAAACGTTACTATCTTTTACAATAGCACCGGCACCGCGTGTGATACCTTGAGCAAATGGGTTCGCAACCATGCCGTAGCGAGTTTTGAAACCAATCTTTGGTGCGAAGCTGTCTTGATCGACAGCACGAACCATTTGTAGAGGAACGTATGGGCAATAGAATAGACCAGCATCAAATGCGCTCGAACCTTTGTAACCAATAACCATGTAGTTACCAGTTGCATATGGATCGATATACACCTTCATGCGACCATTCAGAACACCAGCGAATGTGTTGCCTGTATCGTCAACTTGCAGGTTGTTGCTGTTCAGAGCAGGAGTGTAGTCCAGAACACCAGCCATTTGTAATGCAGATGCTACATCTGAAGAACAAACGATGATGTTACCTTTGCCACGACGTGTGTCTTTGGCAATTTGGTTAGCTTCGCGTTCGATTTGGAACATTAGGCCTTTGAACTTCTCAACTGACCAACGACCGTTAGCATCAACGTCTAAGTCGAAGATACCAGCTGTAGTTGTACCTGTATCGCAACCTTGTTTAGCTGATACGGCAATCGTACGAACAACTTCACGGTTGATTTCAGCAAGGATCTCACCAGTCAGAATGTTTGACAATTCTGTTTCAGCGTCTAGACCATGAATTGCTTTCAGGTCTTGTGCCAATTCCATTGTGTATTCTGCTTTTAGAGCACGTGATTGAGCAGTTACAGTAACTTTCTCAATTGTGAAGCCCATTTGTGGGAAAGCAGTATTGCTTGTTGTTCCCAAAGCTTCGGCTTGTGCTGTTGACATACCACCAGCGTAGTTGTACACGCCAGTAGAAGCCAAGTTGATTGTCTGTGCAGTAGTACCAGGAACTGTACCAACTTGCTTCAGACCAATTGTGTTGGCACCAGAAACAACAGATGAGAACTCGGTGTTAACTTCGTTGTAGAATGTTTCTGCAACGTTTGCAGAAGTTGTATTGCCATACTGTGCGCGCATAGCAAAGATCAAGCCTGTTGGGCCTGTCATTGGCTGTACACCGCAGATGTCATAAGCGATCAGGTTAGGCATTGCACGACGAACCAGGCTAATAAGCACAGGGTCGAAAGTTGCAATATTACCAGCGCCACCGGAAACACCGCTGTTAATAGGAACAGGTGACTCAGACAGATACTGGCTACCAGCGGACTGGTTGCTTGCTTCCATCAGAGCTTTTTCTGTGTTCTCAAGCAATGTAGCAATAACGCTACGCTTGTGAACGTCCTTGATAGGACTTAGGTCTTCGTGGTTCAGTACTGGAGCCCACTTTTGTTGAATTTCTTCATTAAGGTACATTTTCTCTATCCCCTTCTTGGTTTAGTTAATTGGAATGTTATATTTATATTTGCTTATTTTTTAACCGTTCTGGAAATAGCTTGTGCATAAAATGACACAGGGCTATTCACAGTTGCTTTTTGTGGTTCAGCATTATCTTCATCGAGTTGCTCGAGTAGATTTTGCTTGCCAGACTTCTCAGCAGGGAAATAGTTTTCCTTAACGAGTTCTAGTTTCTTACGATAATTTTCAGATGAATCAAATTGAACACCTTCTGCAAGGGCAACTAGTTTTTCTGCTTGTGTAGCAGCAAGTCCTTCTGTCACATCAGCAAGAATCTTTGCGCGATTAGATTCGCTCAGCTCACCCTTCAACGTCATGTTCTCTTCCATAACTTTGTCAAGGCGTGTTTGAATCTCTTCTACTTTTCCTGTCAGTTCTTCAACAACGTCGAATTTTTCATCAGGAACGGAAATATGGCTCTCTTCAAACAAACCTTTTAGTTTTGTAATGAAGTTTTCTGTAATTTCAGATTTCAGAGAGTGCTCGATAGCAACTTTGTTTTCTTCCATCCATTGCTCAACCACATACTCCATGTACTGGTCAATCTTTGATGTTAGATCTTCTGAAAGCTTTTGTGTTTCTTCTTCAAGAGCAGTATTGTATTGCTCTTCAAGTTGTGTAATTGCTTCGTTGATTTTTGCTGTAACAGCTGCTTCGAAAATAACTGTAGCCTTCTCTTTGAAGTCTTCAGATAGATCTGAACCACTGAACATAGCATCAACGTCTTCTTTAACACTGTTTGGCGCAAAGCTGTATGTCTGACCAGGTGTAGCAGAGCTACCCTTCATACCAACAGTAGCTTTGTTGCTACCAGCAGTATCTTTTGTTGTCTTAACATTGTTCTCTGTGCTTGTCTCTTCTTCACCTTCACCTGGTGCAATGTGATCAATCTTGTTCATTGATTCACCATTACCTAGGTTAGATGCTGGCAGAGTTGCATTCTTAGCAACAGGGTCAGCTGTATGGGCAACACCAGTAGCTCCGCCACCAGTTTGGATCTTTTCGTCCAGTTGTTTTTCTTTAACGGTCATTTAAGGCTCCTTTGACTTTTATTTATTTATAAAATTATCTTTTCGAAAGGTCTTTGAAGAACTGATTAAATACTTTAATTGCAGTTTCTTCGGATATTTTTTGGCGGGCACCGCGATTAATTTCTTGTTTGTATTGCTCGACACGCTCAGCTTTAAGAAGACCGTTATCCCATACCCATTCAACGCCTTCCATAATACCGCGGACAAATGCGTCAGGAGCGGAAGGATCGGCAACAATATCTCCAGCGGTAGCTAGATGAAAGTCATCTTGTACTTCCATAATACCACTACTGTTTTCTTTAATACTGCCCATACCACGAGAGGAGATACCAAGCGAAGCTCCCTCACTTACCAATCCCTTGACAATATTACCCATTGGGGTATCAAGCACCTTGGCTTTACCCATAATGTTATTGCCTTCGCGATGTAATTTCTTGAACATAATACATGCGCGTTCAAGATTAATTGTTGGACCAGAAGGATGTCCCAATTCACCATACGCTCTATTCTTCATTACATACTGTTCGTTGTAACGATTCATTTCTTTTTCTAGCGTATTAATTTTGTACATGCGACCGTTGCGATTCTCTATTTCGCCTTGCATGATAATACCTTCAATAAAAACGTGCTTCTTGCCTTCTTTTTCTTCGACAATGTATTTCACGTCTTCGTTTAATTCGGTAATTAATTTCATGTTTATCCTTAACGGTAAGCCACAGGTACGGCACGTACTGGCCCACCCGTCTGCTGGACAGCAAGTGTATCTGTTGGATCTTTAACAACAACATAGCTACCAAAACCAGTACCGTGGTGTCCTAATGTGAATACAGCCTTCGTCGTACCATTAGCATATGCTTGAGTAACGTTGGCAGAGTTTGCACCATCGAGATTTGATAATAGAACAAGTGGTGCTGTTGCTATATTGTTCGCTGTTGTTAATACAAGTTGCGAACCAATAAATTTGATTACATCAGCCATTTAAGACCTCCTTGGTCACTTCGATTACTGCATCGTAATCTTCTGCTTCAATTAATTCTATAAAGATCTGCTTATGTGCTTCATCTAAAAGCTCATACACTTCTTGAATATCACCACGAATGTCTTCTGCAAATACATGGAACAGATCATTTGTTTCTTCTGCAACCGGCTTGTTGATATCAGCTGGTGTCAGATGCTTCTCACCAAGTACTTGCTTAAGTGTTTTTGACTCATACACTTTCTGATCTTCACCAGGATTGTATCCATGTCCCTTGGAACGATCATGTACTTTAATGTTTGTTGCACGAAAGTGATCATCACCGTTACCATTAACATCGTCTGTCTTTTTGATAACATGCTTGTCCATAAAACGCTTTTCATCCTTTGTCTTTGGGACATAGGATGTTACCGAGTCAGGCTCGACAGGCGAAGATGGAGTAGGGACTTCAGGCTTCTTCAGTTCCAGCAGCTGCTTCAATGTTTTCATTCGGTTCTTCCTCTTGTTCTTCCGATGCTTCCGCATCAGCGTCTTCGTAGTTAAAATAATTCTTTGCTACTTCTATTTTCTTTGCTTCAATAGAGTCTGCGATTTTATCTAGTACAAGTGATGCAAATGCTGACTGAAAATCACTTGGACTTTCTGCACGTGCAGCATTAATCATGTCATCAATTGTATATTGTTTTTCACTCATATTTTCTCCAATTATTTAGTTGAATTGTTCTGCGGGAGCTACCGAGCCAAATCCACCGCCACCGGGGCCTTGAGGATTGTTTTGACCAGGAGGTGCATTGCCGCCTTGCACCGGATTACCAGCTTCATCAACCTGTTGTTGATACAATGGATTCTCTTGCTCAGCCATACTCTGCTCATCCATCTCTTCAATCTCTTCATCCGATTGATAAAGAACGTGCTTGCGTACCCACTCATTAGAATAGTACTTACCAATGTATGGTTGCATTTGATCTAACGTTGTTAATCTATCGCGCATTACAGTTGTTGATTTCTGTTGCTCAAAGTAATTATCTTTTGTATAATCAAACTTAACATAAGATTCAATTGCTTCCCAATCTTCCTCTGTCATAACATTCTTAAGCAGCAATTGCTTTTTCAGTGCCTCTAAGAAGAGGTGGTTAAATCTCATACGAAGACGATCAATAAACTTACTAAACTTAATTTCGTCTCTTGATACTTCTTGGTCTTGACCAAAAATAAATGCACCATCTTGTTGCAAACGTGTTGCTGGTACATTCAGTGATTCGTATAATTTCTTTTGGAAGTATTCGACATCAGCCAGCTCACCAAGATTTTGACCTGCTGGCAATGTTGTAATTTCTGTACCACGTGAACCATCTCTACGTGGTAACCAGTAATCTTCTAGCATCGTCATAAACTTACGATCATCACGAATCTCACCTGTTGATGAATCGTATACGACCTTGTTCTTATGACGTTGCATCATATCGCGAATGTACTGCTCTGCCTTCATCTTTGGAAGGTTACCTACATCGATATAGAATATACGACGTTCTGGAGCACGAGATATACGGTAAACAATTGTTGCATCTTCTAAAGCTCTAAGCTGATTCAATGGCTTAATTGCTTTGTGTAAATGACTTAGTACAACAGTATTCATTGGGTCCAACACACCAGATGTTGTATGAATGATACTATCAGGTGCAATCTTCAGACCTTGTACTGCTGTCGCTGTACCAACTTCACCGGCTTTATTCTGAAAGCCTTTTTCATTGTATATGAAATATTCTTGTACTGTCTGCGTTTGCGTTACTTGTGATTGTTTATCACGCTTACGCTTTATTTCACGAATCTTACGCAGCTTGCGTGGATCGATATATCGTAATTCTTTTATGCCTTCGTTAGGCTTTGTTATATCAATAATAATATGATAGTACATTCTACCATCAACATACCAACGTTTGAATATATCGTATGCTGACTTATTAAAGTCTAATAATGTTAATACAGATTCAAATTCAGTAGTAATTAATTTTTTAATATTAGCTGATAACTTAGTATCATCTAAATTAATCTGAACAATTTTTTCTTTATCTTCAATAACAATAGCTTCGTTGAGAATGTCATCAGTAGCACGCTCGACTTCTGGGTGCATTGACATTTCACGATACTTTGTTACAAGCTCGGCCTCTGTACGAGCAGCACCTTGTAAGTCTACATAGGTACCGTATGCCCCTCCAGCGGCGACGACAACAGCACCATCATCTTTAATTTCTGGTGCAAATGCCGGTTGTTTATCTTGCTCTTCTTGGGGGTCGACCGCTCGACGAATCTCAAATCCAAATAAATTGGCCATAATTTAAATACTCCGTTGAAAGAAGAGCGACAAATTGTCGCCCATCTTTATTAAGCGCCGCCACCTAAGCCGGTGATTCCTCCGGATACTTCCCACCAATCATAATTGAAGGTCACTTGGAACTCTTCAATAGCATCTGTATCACCCCAGTTGAGATCGATACTAGAAATTGATGTTGGGAAAATACCGTTGAACTTGTATGAGCGAATTGGAACACCTGTCTTTGAAAACTGTGTTACTTCTGCTGTTGACTTATATAGTAAGGGGGCAGCAGAGCCAAATCCACGCAAGTTAGTCTGATTAGAATTAATCTGACTCGACCATTCTTCCATTGCGTTACGAATCAAAAAGTCCTCGTCGTTGATGACAGTCACTGACCAGTCACCAAAAGTTCTATCGCCAGCTAGCTTGACCTTACGACCGAAGTATGGAACTTCAATTGTACCAAGCGTAGACTCAGGAATCTGAGAAGCGCGAACCATGAAAGGAACTTTAATGTCAGCAACGCTGTTAGCAGGATTAGTAAAAGTCACTTGAAAGAGAGAGCCACGGGCTCCCCCTAACGTTAGTTGACTTCTAATCTCATTTACATTAAATGCCATATTTGTTCTCCTTTATTTTATTTATTCTTAAAACTGGCCGACTACTTCGGAGAACTCAACGCCAGTTCTTACAGCAACAAAGTTCAATTGAATAAAGTTAATACTCTTTGCTGGTTTAATGTAAATGTCGCCAATAAATTCATTGCGGTCAATAACTTCTCCTGTGTTATTTGTAGTATCGCAAACAACTTTGAAGTCATAGATACCACGACGACCTTGGACATCACGTAGGAACGGTTCGACTAGATTGCGGAACTGAGCGCGTGTGAAGTCATCATTGAATTCAAACAATGTAAACTTAGTAGCTGTTGCAATTGCTTTCTCAAGAACAATAAACAGACGACGAACGTTGATACGATCAAAAGCACTTGGTTTAGCAAGCAGAGTCTTATCACCGTACAGTACTGTTCCTTGACCTGGGAATGTAACAACAGGGTTAATACCAGCTTTATAAAGAATGTCGCGATCCGCTTTGCCTGGATTGTAGGCTAGCTTGATGATATTCTTAATTTGACCACGGTTGAAACCAGCAGGAGACCACCATGCATCACGCAGATCATCTGTACGAACACACAGACCAGCTGTATCTCCGTTCATTGGAATCCAACGATATACGTCGTTGTACTTGTCGTATTGATATTTGTAACCGGAATCTAACACGGCATATGATGTGCTGCGTAGGCTGTTACGGAATGTAACAACGTTTGTTGCTTCGCTACCAGCTGCATTTACAACGTCAGCTTTTTCTGGTGATACAAACACAACACAATCTTTACGCTTCTCAGCAATATTATCGATCAGGTAGTTAGGTGTTTGTTCACCATTTGTACCCGCTGGCCCACGTGCTGTACCTGTTAGAATTAACGACACATCAACATCTTCTGCAGATGCAAACATATCATAGCCTGCTAACAACGAACCAATTGCAACGTTGTTTTCATCTAATCCATCTCTACCACCAATAAATGATAATGACAGAGGAGTCGTTGTTGTTGGATTGATAATAGCTGTGGCAGCTCCAGAAGCAGCACCACTACGGTCTCTTACCCACCAAATGTAATTAGAGTTAGTATTAATTACAGTTTTGTAGTAATTAGTTGCACCATCTTCTGTCTTTGCATCTGTTGCACGAGATAAGTCGCTGAACACTTCAAGAATTGTTCC